TAGAAATGCGTTTGCCATAGTTATCCCTCTTCGGATACATTATAGATTATTTCTTGAGGTTTGTCAACCCAGTGCGATTGCAAGAGCGACAGCAGCGTTGTCGGCTGACGTGTCTGCGTAGGCGGTGGTTGCGATGGTGGTGTTGTTCGTACCGGCAGTTTGTGTAGTGGCAGTTGTCGTGCTGGCGATTGATGTAGCTTCCATTTCACCCGTGACGGTAACACCGGTAGATTTAGTAACCAATTTAGCACTTGTATCGTAATACAACCTTGCTGCACCATTAGCGGTAAAATCAGCAGCAATTTCACCATCATTGACTCTAATTGCAAAATCACCGGTTGCGTTAACTGTCAGGATATCGGATGAATCAGTTGTTATATGTCCTCGACGAGTAGTTCCCCCGAAAAACTGCAACAAAACACCGTCGCCTGTGTCACGATATAGCTGTAATGCCCCATTAGTACTTGTCTGATGAATCTCAAGCGGATTTGCAGCAAGCGAAAGAGTGTTTTTACCAGTAACGTCATTATGCTCTAGACTAAAATCAGTGCCAGCACCAAAGTTAAGAGCAACACGGTCACCAAAGTTAATATCACCAGTTACGTCATCCCCAGTAACTGCTACGAAATCGGTGCTTGCCGACGTAGCGGCTGTACCAAGTCCAAGTGACGTACGGGCAGTGGCACCTGACTCTGCTACAAAGTTAGTGCCGTCACCTACAATGAAGTTGCCGTCGGTTGCAGCCAGACCTGCCACATCTTGAAGCTGTTGGTCGAGACGTGCGTTGGCTACCGTACCAGTAAGCTGACCCGCGTCGATGCTCTTGTTGGTGAGTGTCTGCGTACCAGTGAGGGTGGCTACAGTAGAGTCGATAGCAAAAGTAACGGCATTGCCAGAGCCACTAGTGTCAATGCCAGTACCACCAGTAAATGTGAGTGACTCGCTGTCCAAGTCGATATTGAGTGCGCCACCCGTATCAGCTTGGAAGTCGAGGTCTTGTGCTGTGACTTGTGAATCGACATAGGCTTTAATCGACTGTTGGGTTGCGAGGTGAGACGCACTGTCCGAAGTCATGTCGTCTTCGTCCTTGATGGACGTACCGCTCACTGCGCCGTTGAGTGTGCCAGTGGTGATGGTTGGCGACGTGAGCGTCTTGTTGGTCAGTGTGTCTGTGGTGGCGCGACCGACGAGTGTGTCGGTGCTGGTTGGCAGCGTAACTGTGCCCGTATTCGAAATAGTCGAAATGACTGGGGCAGTCAGGGTCTTGTTCGTTAGGGTTTGCGTACCAGTGAGGGTGGCTACAGTGCTATCAATAGCAAAAGTAACAGTATTGCCTGAACCAGTAGTATCAATACCTGTGCCACCAGTAAACGTGAGACTCTCGCTGTCAAGGTCGATAGACAACGCTCCACCTGTGTCTGCGGAGAAGTCGAGGTCTTGGGCGGTGACCTGTGCGTCAACGTAAGCCTTGATAGACTGCTGTGTAGCCAGCGCAGTAGCACTGTCAGACGATAGGGTATCTTCATCTAGGATATCCGTAACAGTTGTGGTCGGCATCGCAATGCTGTCCACGTATGCAACACCGTCGAGGTAGAGGTCTTTGAACTCCGCAGCGGACGTACCGATGTCGATGGTGTTGTCGGCATCCGGAGTGAGAGCCGCGCCAAATGTGACGTTGTCTGCAGCCGTGCCGACTACCGTGATGCGAGAGCCTTCACCTGCTGTGCCGTCGTGATTGTGACCAGTCGAGGCGTTGAACGCCGCAAGAATGGTATCAAACTCGTCATTACTATCGGCAGCATTGATAACGTCGCCGTCAGTGTATGTAGATTGTCGTGTGCTATACCCTGCCACTTGTTATCTCCTTCCTCCCGGAGTAAATTCTAGTTGGTAACCTTTTACTGAAATCGGGGCAGAACCGGCCTTGTCATCCAAGCGTACTGCAACTGTAAAGCCGCCACCCTCGACACTCTGTCGAACGAGCGGTGTACCCGAAGAGCCGTAGACCGCAGTACCGTATGTCGATGTGGTGAAGCCGTAGATTGCAATGGCTGCACCTGTGGTCAGGTCGTACTCTGCGGGTTGCGGAACGTCTGACGAGTTGAAGTCGTAGCGAATACGGAACTTGGAGTCCACCGCGCCTTCGTTGTCGTAGTTCCAGATGATACGCTGCATCATTTTGCGGATGCCAGCATCACCCATAGTAAAGTCAGGAGAGCGGTAGATGGCCTGTATGTTTGTGCCGTCGAAGTCGTCACCCGACTCTTGTTTGTAAATGTACCCGTCGTAGCCGCCATGAAGGACTGTCTCGGTGCCGCTGATGAAACCTGACGTACAGTAGGACGGCTTGATGCCCTTGAGGTCAGCGTACTCCCAGCCCATGCCGCCTTCAACACCGCTCTTAATAACGCCGATGATACCTGCCTGTGCTGCAACCGTACCCGTATCATCGGGGAAAAACAGACGATACTGTGTCTTGTTGCGAATAACTACAGACGAGATTCGGTCTGTGTCGATGCTGTCGAGTCGGGGCTGAATCTGTTTCGATACAGTCCCAAGTTCCACGTCACCAATCTTTTCAGTACCTGCAATCGTGCGGAGACCGTCTGGAGCAAGATATACAATATCACCGGCAATCTCCTGAACACTAAACCCGTCAACACACCCGATGTTCCGTGTGACCGGCTGCAACTGGAAGTCAGCTATCGACGAACCTGCAAGGAAGAAGATTTCGTCTTCGCAAAAGATAAACAGGCGGTCACGAAAGACTTTGAGTTTCTTGACTGCGCTGTCTACTCGTATAGACCCCGCGCCATTGGCTGCTGTATAGTCTGTCTCATCGAAGGGTGCGGAGAACACCACCTCCTGCGGGTTGGTGGACATACCGGCAAAGAACACGTGGTTCTTGAAGATAGAAACAAACTGCGGGTCAGACGGTGCGTTCGTCAGGTCGGTGACTGTGCTGTTGTCGTACGATGATGGGCGGTTCGCTCCGTCACACCAAATCACCTTCTCCGTGTTGTTGAAGTTGAAGTTGGCGAAATCGTACCGCCCTGCGCTAGTACGTCCGGTGTCGATGCTAGTCCAACCGCTGCCTGACCCCTTGTAGACTGCCGTACCCTTCGAGGCAATCACCTGATTCTTGTAGATGTGTACTCCAAGAATCGTACCCGTGGAGCCACCAACCTGTGCCGAATCGTACTTGGTGAAGCCTGTGATACGACGATAGCCGCCGTTGATGTCCGGCTCGAAGTTTTGCAACTGGGTTGCAGCACCCGGTGGGAGCGTGAACGCATCCTTGTCGAGCATCAAACCGCCGCCGAGCCTCACAACAAACGGGCTGAGTAGTGAGGTATCTGGCATTAGACGGCCCTCATGTAGTCCTTACGGTTGATGAGTTCGACACGCATTCGGCTCAAGCCTTCTGTGTAGTCGCGCAACGCAAGCTGTGCGAACTGTACGTCAGAACGAAGCATGTGTGCGTAGTACCGTGCGCGGTTGACAATTACGTCGTGGAAGCGTTCCGGAATAGTTGGAGTGTCCGTGTTCGCAGCCATATCGGTGTTCGTCTGGTAGTAGTAGTAGCGAACAGTGTACGTCGCTACGTCTGGCACAGGCGACAAGCCAATCTTGTTGTCGGGTGTAGTGTACACGTACTCCGGCAGGGCACGGGCACTAGCATTCGGATTGGTGTCAGCCTCGTTGCGCCGCTCTAGGTATTCGTCGAACGAGATGTACTTGAGTTTGCGTTCGGAGGTGTCGGCGGACTCTTGGATTGTAAAGCTGTCGTAGTCTAAAGTCTTAGCGTCGGACTCGCGGTCATACTCTGCCGTACCCGCTGTGGTAGTAAACGACTGGTTTACAACTGTGAAGGGCCACTCGACCTCAGAGTTGATGATGTCCCGCTGCGCCTTGTTGATGAAATCTTTGACAGACGACTGAACGCCCCGTGTGGACGAGACGTTGGTAATTTCAACTTCGTTGATTTCCCGCAGGACAGCATTTGTGAGTTCGAGATAATTCATGGCTTACCTGTGAGGTTCGTAAAATTCTTCGGCAGCAACTACGACTGTCAGGGTGTTGGCTGTAACCGCTGCTACAATAATCTTGTCGCCAGCGTGGAGATATAGCGGCTTGTCTACAGTAAACACGGACTCAGAGCCTTTGCCTGTCACCGCGTGGGTATCGAACAGAGTGTGAGTTGTTGCTGTGTCTGCCTCGTAGAACTTTAAAGTGTAATCTTTGTTACTGGAGTTGTTGTTGCCGACCATCATGTGTTCAACGTGAGACGAGAAGTTTGCCGGAACAACGTAGCAGTCGGTGTCGTTGGTGGTTGTCAGGGCTGTTGCGTGAGTAACAAACTTGGAGCCATCCTTGAGTACAGGCATCTCTTACCGTGTCTTTCTGTATGCGCGAGTCTTCTTCGCTATCTTCTTGGGCTGTTTGGCAACCTGCTTGCCCTTCTTCGTGGCTTTGCGCTTTGCGCGAGTCGTAGCAGCGTACTCCTTCGCGGAGAGTGCCTTAATGGCCTTTTCCGGTAGATATCGCTCCCCGGTTGCTTTTGGACCCTGTGTGGACGGCTTCCCACTCTTGGTGCGCCACTTCTGCTTAGTCCAAGCTGTCAAAGAGCGTTGGCTCTTCTTCTTCGGCATCGTCTTCGAGTTCCCACTCTATGAG